TGTAAATTGTGATACCACCTCCCAATAGGTGGTTAACGTTATTTTATATAAACAATTATATTAAGATTTACAATAATCTTATTTCCCCAAACAAATTTAGGAGAACTATTATGGCAAGAAAAGACTTGTTATCAGAAGCAATTGCTGATGCTAAGGCTGTGAAAGAAACAGCAATGGCCAATGCAAAATTAGCTTTGGAAGAAGCATTCACCCCAAAACTTCAATCAATGATATCTGCGAAGCTAGCAGAAGAAGCTGAAGAAGAAGAAGATGAAGTGTATTCAGAAGAAGAAGGCATGGAAGCTGAAGTAGAAGAATACAAAGAAGCAGAAATGGATTCGGAAGAAGAAATGGAAGAAGCTGAAATGGATTCTGAAGAAGAAGACATGGAAATGGAAGAAGAAGAAGAAGTAGAAATGGATTCGGAAGAAGACATGGAAATGGAAGAAGAAGAAGAACTGGAAATGGATTCTGAAGAGGACGAAGATGAATTAGATTTAGAATCTATCATTAGAGAACTTGAAGATGAAAACGAAATGGATTCGGAAGAAGAAGTTGAAATGACTGAAGAAGAAGAAATGGAAATGGATTCGGAAGAAGAAGTTGAAATGACTGAAGAAGCTGAAGAAGAAGAAGAAATCGATTTGGATGAAGTTATCAGAACATTGAAAGAAATGGAAGATGGTGACGAAGAAGAAGAAGAAGCGATGACTGAAGCTGAAGAAGAAGATGAAGATATGGCAGGTGAATTGGAAGAAGCTTATACAACTATAAAAAGTTTACAAACTACTATCAACGAAGTTAACCTATTGAACGCTAAACTTCTTTACACTAACAAATTATTCAGAACATTTGATTTAAATGAAAATCAAAAAGTAAAAGTTCTTGAAAACTTTGATAGAACTTCATCAGTAAGAGAAGTTAAGTTAGTATTTTCAACATTAGCTGAAAATCTTAACGTAGCTAAGAAAACAAAAGTTGTTGTTAAAGAAGGTTATGCTTCTAAAGCAACAAAAAGTTCGGCACCTAAAAAGAAAATCATCTCAGAAGGTAACGAATTAGCCGCTCGCTGGAAAAAGCTTGCTGGTTTAATTTAATTTTTAAACAAATAAAAACGGAGAATAAACATGGATTTAAAAAATATCCTTAATGAAGGTTCTTCTCATACCGCTAGATTGTCTGAAGCTACAAGAGCTTTGGCAGGGAAATGGGAAAAAACTGGTCTTTTAGAAGGAATTGACAACGAAGTTGAAAAAGCTGGTGTTGCAACTCTTTTAGAAAATCAAGCAAGACAATTAGTAAAAGAAGCATCTTCTACTGGAACTTCTGCCAACGGCGAAGAATGGGCTGGAGTAGCTCTACCATTAGTAAGACGTATCTTTTCTGAAATTGTAGCAAAAGATTTCGTATCTGTACAACCAATGAACTTACCATCAGGTCTAGTATTTTATCTAGATTTCAAATATGGTACGGCTCAACCAGGTTTCGCAACAGGTTCTGGTAAAGATTCACAAACTGATTCTGTATTCGGTGTTACCGATACTACTGCAGATGCATCTGGTGGACTTTACGGAGCTGGGCGTTTCGGATACTCTATCAATGATACATCATCAGACGCTCAAACTTCAGGATCTTTAAACGCTGCTGGAACTGACAAATTTGTAACAGGTTCAACTATGACTGCAGCCGATTACAATTACGATACTGCATTCTCAGCATCATATGCAACTGAAATTGCAAGTGGTGAAGTTAATACTGTATCTATTGCATTAACGGCATTAGATGGATATGACGCTAAAGGTGTTAGAGCATTCAGATTGACTGGTGTTGCTGACCAATTCCCACAGTTTACTAAAATTGATGGTGCAAATATTGTATTCGTAGCACAATCAACTGATTTCGCTAACGCATCACTAACAGTTAAATATCACAAACAACCAACTGATATTACTCGTGGTGATTTTGAAGCTACAGGTACACAATTAACTGGTAATCCTGAAATTGATGTTGATATTCCAGAATTGAATGTTGAAATGAAATCAATTCCAATCGTTGCTAAGACACGTAAGTTGAAAGCACAATGGACTCCTGAATTCGCACAAGATTTGAACGCTTATCATAGTATCGATGCAGAAGCTGAATTAACTTCTATGTTATCAGAATATATCTCACAAGAGATTGATTTTGAAATCTTAGATATGTTGATTACTGACGCTAAGACTACTGGATATTGGTCAACGCAAGTTGGACGTGAG